AGTAAGTGATAAACGTAAGAATAATGACAAGTATGACCATACAACATGGCCAGAAAGATCAAAACTCTTATTCCCATACAGTACTTGTATTGTAACGGAATCATCGTTTATCGAGATGTATAAAAGTAGGGAGTTTAATAATCATAAGGCGTCACTAATCGTGGCACCCATAATGAACATTAAACATACCGACACATCTCACTTCAGAGGCATTAAGTGGTTAAAATATGTTCAAGTACCAGCTAAGTTAATAGCTGTTCCTAAAACATATGATAAACCACGATTAATTGCGTCTGAGCCTACTGCAAATCAGTTCCTTCAACAGGGACTGCTACATTGGATGCGTAGTAACATGCATCCAGTGCTCGGCAACTCCATAGACTTCCTATCACAAACATTATCAAAAGATATGTGCAAAATTGCATCTACCTCAGATGATGTTGCGACTGTTGATTTATCATCAGCCTCCGATAGGATGACATGCAGGGTAGTAGAACGATTATTCTCATCTAATGAGGATTTAGTTCAACTACTTTATGCATGCCGTACGTCTAGTATTAGTGACTCTGTCACTAATTCATTTACTGATCTCCAAATGAAGAAATTTGGTGCTCAGGGAGCAGCCGTTACATTCCCAGTACAGACTATACTCTATGCTATGTGTGCATATGCTTCTATTATCTTTGATAATAAGCATAACACAACTAAGCGTAAGTTAAAATCTGTATCTAAGAGTGTTAGGGTCTATGGAGACGACATAATCATGCCGTCTTCAAGTGTTGCTACACTGGACAGACTCTTAAGCTTGTTAGAGCTTAAGGTGAACGCTAAGAAAACGTTCGTGTCAGGCCCATTCCGTGAATCTTGTGGAATGGATGCCTATCAGGGATTTGATGTAACACCTTGTTATATCAAAACTGATTGTCCAGATGATAACGGGTTGAATCTTCAATCATGGATAGACGTTAGTAATAACGCCTATGAGAAAGGGCTTTATGCTCTCTCACAAACCATGATTAATAGCATACCTCATCACTTCCGTGATGGGATATATTATTCTAGTGAAGATACCGCTATCATGACTGTACTCTCTGAAGAACATCAGTCATCTTTATATTATCCAGTTAATGGAAATAGTATCAAAATTAAGTATGATACTAATCTTCATAAGTGGCTAATTCCTACATATGTAGAAAAGATGACGAAGTCAAAGAGGTGCAGACGAGATAATATTCTCTCTCTTTTTCAGTACTTTACTGAAAATCCGTCACCAGAACTCCCTTGGGAATCTGGTTATGGTGAGAATATTTACGCACGAAAATTCAAACGTGCGTGGGTTAGTCCATAATTGGACTTAACGGGGTAGCTTTTGTCTTTTGCAATTTATTGGAAAAGGCATAACTACACTCGAGGAGGTTTCGCAGTGCGAA